AAGTGTAGATAAAATTAATATAAGAACTATAGCCGAAGCAAAGCGAAATAAAGCAAAAAGGTTATCTACTGAAGACTATAATAGAAGAAAAGAAGCTGGACAAAAAGTTAAGCAAGCAGAATGCGAGGTTGATTATAAAAAAATTACAAAAGAAGAATTGATCTTCCGTGTAATGACATTTGATCACATTCCAGAAGAGCCAGGACGTAAAAAGAATCCAAAGACAGTGGCTGACACAAAAACTAAACTAAACTTTCCGCCTTTTCACCACTATAAATTTGATGCTGACGGAGAATTACAGTTAGTTGGAAAAAGTCACTGGGTTGGAGGCATGGGAAACGGATACTTTTCAAAAGATCACGGCGGAGCAACCAACAAACTTGCAATGATGTGGATGAAACTTGTTGACCGTTATGCTACCCGTGGTAATGTACGTGGATACACTTACAATGACGAGATGAAAGGGCAAGCAATACTGCAACTTTCGCAAATTGGTTTGCAGTTTGACGAATCAAAGTCAAATAATCCATTTGCATATTATACAGCAGCAGTTACTAACAGTTTTGTACGTGTTATCAACTTAGAAAAGCGTAATCAGAACATTAGAGACGATATTTTAGAAATGAATGACTTAAATCCGAGTTATACAAGACTCCACGAAGGTGAGTGGGAAGCTGCTGTGAAGCGTAATGAAGAAGCAACAATGACTGCATATTCTAACACAAAAAAGTGATTGACAAGTGTTAAAAAATAGCTTATAATTAAACAAAATATGGAGAATTATAAACTTGTTCAAAAAAGCAGCGATCTTTACCGATATTCATTTTGGCTTGAAAAGTAATTCAAAGCTTCACAATCAAGATTGTGAAGACTTTGTAGACTGGTTCATAAAAACTGCTAAAGAAAATGATTGTGAAACTTGTATCTTTTGCGGAGACTGGAATCATAATCGAAATAGCCTTAATCTTACAACTATGGATGCAGGATTACGAGCATTAGAAAAATTAGGTGCAGCGTTTGACAACTTCTACATGTTTGCTGGCAACCATGACTTGTACTATAAAGACAAACGTGATGTAAAATCAACTGAGTTTGCAAAACACATTCCAGGTGTTACTGTTATCGAAGAAATAACTATAGTAGATGACGTAGCATTAGTTCCGTGGTTAGTAGGCGACGAATGGAAGAAAATAAAAAACATAAATTCAAAATATTTGTTTGGACATTTTGAACTACCTAGTTTTTATATGAATGCAATGGTACAAATGCCAGATCACGGAGAACTTAAAAGCGAACATTTTAAGAATCAAGAATATGTATTCTCAGGACACTTTCACAAGCGTCAAAGACAAGGCAAAATTCATTACATCGGTAATGCATTTCCACACAACTATGCAGATGCATGGGATGACGAACGTGGTATGATGATACTTGATCGTGAAAATGGCGCTGAACCAGAGTACATCAACTGGTCTAATTGTCCAAAATATCGTACAATTAAATTAAGTCAGTTAATTGACGAAAAAGACACTCTTATTAAACCAAATATGTACTTAAGAGTTACATTAGATCTTCCTCTTTCATTTGAAGAAGCAAGTTTTATTAAAGAAACTTTTATTAGAGACTTCGGATGTAGAGAAATTACATTAATTCCACAAAAACAAATTGATGAAATATCTACAGATTTAGATATTACTCAATTTGAAAGTGTAGATCAAATTGTTAGCAACGAGATTTCTTCATTAGATACTGAAAACTATAGCAAAGCAATGCTATTAGAAATTTATAACGGATTAGAGCATTAATATGATTAAGATTAAAGATCTTACAGTAAAAAACTTTATGAGTGTAGGTAATCAAACTCAAGCAGTTGATTTTGATAAAGAGCAATTAACTCTTGTACTAGGAGAGAATCTAGATCAAGGAGGCGACGATAGCGGATCACGTAACGGTACTGGTAAAACTACTATTATTAATGCACTAAGTTATGCATTGTACGGTACTGCATTAACAAATATTAAACGCAACAACTTAATTAATAAAACTAATAGTAAAGGAATGTTAGTTACACTACATTTCGAAAAAGACGGGCTCGATTATAGAATTGAGAGAGGTAGATCGCCTAATATTTTAAAGTTTTTTATTAATGGACAGGAACAAGAATTAATCGACGAGTCACAGGGCGACAGTCGAAAAACACAAGAAACAATTAATGACTTACTTAATATGAGTCATGATATGTTTAAACATATTGTTGCATTAAACACATACAGTGAGCCATTTTTATCAATGAGAGCAAACGATCAACGTGCTATTATTGAACAATTACTCGGTATTACAATTTTAACTGAAAAGGCAGACAGTCTTAAAGATGAAATTAAAAGTAGTAAAGACGAAATTACTCAAGAGACATTAAAAATTAATGCTATTGAATCGTCTAACGAAAAAATACAAACTACTATTGACAAATTGCAAAAAAATCTTCGTGCTTGGAATGCTAAAAAGAAACAAGACATAGAAAAATTACAAAGAGCTATTGCTGAATTAGAACATTTAGATATCGAATCTGAACTTGATAATCATGAAAAATTATCAAACTGGACTGAACATAATAATGCTATTTTGGCTCTTAATAAAGAAAAAAGTACATTAGAGAACGCACTATTACGTGCAACATCTTCTGTAGAAAAAGCAGAAAAAGACATCGCAAATTTAGACGATGCAACTTGTTATACATGCGGTCAAGAACTGCACAATGACAAAAAAGAAGAAATTTTGTTAACAAAAAATAAAGAACTTAACGATACAATGGCATATCAAACAGAAATTGCTGGAAAACTTGAAGAGGCAATGAAGGCACTTAGCGACATCGGTGACATTAACGGTAAGCCTACTACTTTTTACGAATCTGCAAAAGAAGCATATGAGCATAGAAATAACGTTGATAATTTAAAATCAGCATTATCAAATAAAGAAACTGAAGAAGATCCTTATAATGCACAAATTGAAGAACTAACAAATACAGCATTACAAGAAATTGACTGGAATGTTATTAATCAATTAACAGAATATAAAGAACACCAAGAATTCTTGTTAAAGTTGTTGACTAACAAAGATAGTTTTATCCGCAAGAAGATTATTGATCAAAATCTAGCATACCTAAACAACAGACTTACATACTATCTTGATAAATTAGGATTGCCGCATCAAGTACTGTTCCAGAACGATTTAAATGTTGAAATTACACAACTAGGACAGGACTTAGACTTTGATAACTTGAGTAGAGGTGAACGCAATAGACTTATCTTAGGATTAAGTTTTGCATTCCGTGATGTTTGGGAAAGCCTGTATCAAAATATCAACTTGTTGTTTATTGATGAATTGATAGATAGCGGTATGGATAGTGCCGGAGTTGAAAATTCACTAAGCGTATTGAAGAAGATGTCGAGAGAACGTCAGAAAAATATCTATTTGATCTCACACAAGGACGAACTTGTTGGTAGAGTTAATAATGTACTTAAAGTTATAAAAGAAAACGGTTTTACTAATTACGAAAACGATATTGAGATAGTAGAATGAAAAAAGATATACACGATGAATTAGTACAAGCATACTTAGATTATTTTACCATTAACGAAGAATGGAGCCGACGACCTTCAGTACGGCGGTACTATGCGATAAGAAAACAAATAAAGAAAATTATGATTTTAGGCAAAGAAAGACACACAGAAGTAAGGCAAGAATATTTAGATAGTAAAGAAAAATATCGAAATCCAAATAACAGTAGGCAACAGAAAAAAATTCATAAGTAAAGTATGAGTTGGACATATAAAGGTAAAGAAATATCCGAAATACCAGATGAGTACGAAGGATTTGTTTATCTTATTACCAACTTAACTAACAATCAAAAATACATAGGCAAAAAACTAGCAAAGTTTAAAACTACTAAGCCACCACTTAAAGGCAGAAAGAATAAACGTAGAGGCTACAAAGAAAGCGACTGGAAAACTTATTGGGGATCCAGTGATAGACTAAACGCAGACGTAGCATCACTAGGCGAAGATAAGTTTACAAGAGAAATATTATACCTATGTAAAGGTAGGGGCGAAATGTCCTACATAGAGGCAAGAGAACAGTTTGACAGGCGAGTACTTGAAACAGATGAATACTATAATGGTATTATTAATGTTAGAGTAGGCGGATCAGACAAACTCAAACAGGCATTGTTAGAACAACATCTCCAGGCAAAGCATTCCAACACCTAAGGTTGGCGGGCCAGTTTATAATACCGCTGTGGAAAAAGCTCTCGTATAGAAGCACACGTAACATATTGATCGACTACCCAGAGGTAGGAAGCCACCAAACAAATTGGGCTCACTGGTTGATATAGATTGTTTTGTT